AAGATTTTTACGGTAACATTCGTAAAGAAGGACGGATCTATCAGGGTTTTAAACGGTAGATTAGGGGTCGAGAAGCATCTTAAAGGAGGTCAGTGTACACTCGATAAGGATAAGTTCATTATCGTGTATGACCTCAAGGCAGAGGGTTATAGAGCAGTTGATAAGGACGCTATCCTAGATGTTGTCGGGGTATAGGGAAGCTGAGTTTTATTAATTAAATCAAGGAGTTATGATGAGAGAATTTATTATGAGTAGTGACAAGTTAGATGACGGATCTTTGGTCGTTAACTTTGACATGCAAGATGATAATGGTATCTGTAACACTGGAGGATACGTCCACATAAGACAAGAGGATGAGGGCTTTGTGACCAGTATCTTTGACGGGCAGGGTAACCTATTGAACGAGTACATGATGCCTTATCATGTCGCTTATAATGGAGATGAAGAACATGTATGATTTTGGCAGAGCACACAGACAAGCATTCTTAGAAGAGGAAAAGATTAACCGTAAGCATGAGCGTCAGGCATATTGGTTATTGCTTATCACTTCAACGTATGTTATTATTCACATGAGCATTTATTTATGGAGGACTTATGTCGTATAAATCAGTAGAGCTAGAGCAAGCATACGATAAGTTAGAGGATCAGTATTGGGACTTAATAGAATGGTTAAAGTTACATGCACCGTTGACGTTACAATCATACAAGCAAAGGGATAAATCATGAGAGCAGATGTCTTAGCAGTACTAAAGCAATACAAGCATGAGATTGTAGAGTATAATCAAGAGGTTTATATCCATGACTGGTGGCATTACTTAGAGGATATCGCTATCAACGCACACGATTATGAAGAGACTGGTAAAGTAACTGTTAACTTGTATGACTGGTTCGAGGACGTAGGCACTGTTGACATGATCGATACTTATGTATTTACTTTAGAGGAGTTGGCGGACTTATGAAGATTTACCGTATATTAGACGAAGATAACCACTTATACCGTGTAGTAAAGGATGAATGGGAACGTGACAGACTACTGGCTATTGATTCTCGGTTTAAATGTGATACAATAGTTATGCATAAAGTTTTTAACAAGAAGGACGATGCTTATACTTGGGCATACAACAAAGTAGGAGAGTGTTTATTATGAACAAGAAAGAAATTATGGAAAAGCTTTTATCAGACATGGACGCAACGATTTATTTAATGAAACAACAATATGCCAGTGACGGTAAAGTAGCACTACAAGGTAAGCTTGATTATATTCAATCAATACTAGAATGGATGACGCAAGGGGGTAAGGTATGAGATGCAGATGCTGTGATAAAAACCTTAGTGATTTTGAGAGTACCCGTAAGCATGTGACTACAGGTGAGTACATCGACATGTGCAACCAGTGCTACGGAACCATTGATAAACAAGTACTTAGCTATGAAAGATATGATTTGTATGATGAAGAACAAGACGATTTGGGATCTGAGTTGGATGATTTGGATTTTAATGTTGACAAGTAGTATTCTTTATGGTATTTTTTAACTCTATAGTATACTGATGAGTAGATACTTTAAAGATACTCTAATATTAATAACTAATAAAGATAGGAATAATTATGTTAGTCTTTGAGAATGACTGGGATGCAGAACAGTGTATGTATCACCACACTTTGTCGGATCTAGTGTCGTTTGTTGAGATGTACGGATGGGATAGAGTGATACAGGATATCGCAGACTATCATCATAAGAAGATGTTACATGAACAATCTAAAGAGATGGCATAGTATACTATGTGGGCACGTTTATGTTAGAAGAAGACTTAACTACATGGCTTAACTTTTTAGAGATCTTCTCAGAGATCTATCCGGATACGTACAACACACCGGAGAAGGCACTGGAAGGTTACAATGAAACAATGGAACACTACAACAATATATTAATACTGTTAAGGAAAGGAAAGGGTACTTAAGTGATTGATTTAGAAGAGAAATCTAGAGCAATTCGAACGCACGTTTCATGCAAAGACTGTGGATCTAGTGATGCGTTGACTATTTATGATGATGGTCACACTCATTGCTTCAGCTGTAACAAGACTACACAGCCTCCTAGAGACGCATTAGGTATACAGGTAGGCTCACCTATTAAGAAAGAATTTAAAGTGAATACAGAGAGTTTTAAGGGCATTCCTGAGGATGCTAAGGCACAACATCATACCGATAGAGGTATCTCTAAGACTACTGCTGAAGTATTCGGTGTTGTTAGTACTGCTGATACAGTGTACTTTCCTTACTATAACCTTACGAATAGCTTGGTAGCTGTTAAGAAGCGTGGCACTACAGAGAAGACATTCAAGTCAGACGGTGCGTGGAGTGATGCTACTCTGTTTGGACAGCAGTTGTTCAACGCAGGTGGTAAAGCTATCACATTGGTAGAGGGTGAGTTCGATGCACTAGCATGCTATCAGATGACTGGCTCACGATTCCCAGTGGTGTCGATCCGTAACGGTGCAGGTAATGCAGTAAAAGATTGTCGTGCTCAGTACGAGTACCTCGATAGCTTTGAGAAGATTGTTATCTGCTTTGATGCTGATGAGCAAGGTAGGACTGCAGCCACTCAGGTAGCTGAATTGTTCGGTGCTAAGGCTCACGTGTTCAACCACAATGGCACTAAGTTTAAGGACGCATGTGATTACTTAGCTAACAATGAGATGAAGTTATTCGTTGATAAGTGGTGGAGTGCTGACAAGTACGTACCGGATGGTATCGTGGCAGGTTCTACTCTATGGGAGCAGGTCAACGCACCAGTTGCAAAGGCAGATGTGATGTACCCGTACAATGGCATTAACGATTTAACCTATGGCATTCGTAAAGGTGAGCTAGTAACAGTGACTGCAGGATCAGGCTTAGGTAAGTCTCAGTTCTTACGTGAGATTGTATGGCAGATTTTGTGCACCAGTAAAGAAAACATTGGCTTAATGTTCTTAGAAGAATCAGTTAAAAAGACTGCACAATCTCTAATGAGCTTAGCTGTAAACAAACCATTGCATCTACCTGACAGTGATGCTACAGAGGAAGAAAGAAAGTATGCGTTTAACGAAACTCTTGGTACTGATAGACTATATCTTTTTGACCATTTTGGTAGTACCAGTATTGATAATATCATTAACAGGGTTCGGTTCATGGCAAAAGGACTTGATTGTCAGTACGTGTTTTTGGATCACGTTTCGATTGTTATATCTGCACAAGAATCAGGTGACGAAAGAAAAGCCTTAGACGAGATCATGACTAAGCTTCGCATGTTAGTACAAGAGACTGGTATCTGTTTGTTCGTGGTGTCACATCTTAAGAGACCTAGTGATAAGGGTCACGAAGAGGGAGCTGCAACATCACTGGCACAGCTACGTGGATCAGGATCTATTGCACAGCTAAGCGATATCGTTATCGGACTTGAGCGTAACGGACAGCACACTGATGTAACTGAACGTAACACTACACATGTACGTGTACTTAAGAATCGATTCAGTGGACTGACTGGTAAAGCTTGTCGCTTGTTGTACAGTCGTAACACAGGACGTATGATGGAGATGCCAAGTGAAGAAGCCGGACTATAAAGTTAAGAACGAGGACTATAAAGTTAATGGAAAATTTTATTAAAGGTATAACTGCACGACACCTGATTGAGATGATTGCTAATGAATACATTGAGCTATCACATGATAAGGTTAGACTGCAACGTGATGATCACATCAAATGGTGTAAGCAGTGGCTAGACGAGAACAAGCCGGTTAGAACACCACTAGAACAGGTGTGGGATTATTGGGAAAGACATACTAAGGATAATGAGAAATGAAACTATATGATTTAAAGAAGGGTGATAAGTTTAGAATCATCGATGAAGAACCTAGAGTACCAGTCGGTGCTCCTGAAGCAGAACCTGATAAGGTATATTGGTTCGGTAGTATTGATGGCATGTACAGCTACTGCAAAGATGGTGATGATGTTGTTCACTTCGCAGCTTGGACTGAGGTGGAGCTAGTTAATGAAGGTTAAGTTTGTTAAGCTACCTTGGTTCAAGGGAACACCAGTGTACTGGAATTTAGTTAGGTTAGGATATACAAGTTATAGATTCTTTTGTTTAGGAATCAGAGTATACAAATAACATGTACTCAAAACAGCAAAACAGCGACACGTAGGAGGAAGAATGAAACATAGACCATGTGGTAACGGCAAGGGTGACACACCTAGACCAATACAAGACAGAGAGAAGTTTGATAGTAACTGGGATGCAATCTTTAAGAAGAAGGATAAGCAATATGCTGAAGTGGACAGGGACAATCCTATGCCTGATCGGGATAGCACTAACAAGTCTTAACATCTATCCTCTTAATCTGTGGTTTGGATTCATTGGATCAGCACTGTGGACTTATGCGGGGTTACGACAGCGAGACTATGCATTATTCATAGTAGAATTTGTAGCTGTTGTGATGTATTTAGGTGGATTAATTAAACATAGCATGGTATAATAATAGTATGAAAATTATACTTGATATCGAAACGAATAGTACTCATGATGTTATATGGGTGTGTGTTACAAGAGACATTGAAACAAACGAGGTTAAAGTATGGAAGGAAGCAAGCGGATTACAAAAGTATTTGGATCAATGCGATTTGATTATAATGCAAAACGGAATAGCATTCGATGCCAAGGTACTGCAGAAAGTTTGGAAGATATCTGTGAACCTGAACCTCGTGTACGATACGCTCGTAGCAAGTCGCCTTCTAAGTCCAAGCCTAGAGGGAGGTCATAGTCTCGATGCATGGGGTAAACGTTTAGGGTATGCTAAGTTTGAATTCTCTGACTGGGATGCAGGATGCACAGCACAGATGATTACATACTGTATACAGGATACGT